ACTTAAATACTATCCTAAACAAGTTAGGAAAAATTGAAGAAATCCACGAAACAAATTTAAATAAACACGAAGTGGAATTAGCAAGTGCCACGGACTTACCTAAATTGTATGGAAAAGCCGTTTCAATGGCAAATGATTTATTAGGCGATGCTTATAGACGGGTGGAAGAAGTAAAAAGTATTTTAAGACAAAAAGAAGATTTAGGCTTAAAAATGATTTCGGATTTAGACGGGGCAATGATTGACTTTGCTAAAAAAGCAAAAGAGTTAGGAATAGACCCAATGACAGCCCCTTTATATAAAGATTCAAAAAAAGAATTAGACGATTTATACAAAGGTGTTAAATACGTTACAGACGTATACAAAAAACTAAAATAATAAATGGCAAAGCAAACTAACGTTAAAGTTCACGTTGCGAAACCCAAGGTTAAGCGTCCAAATGTACACGCAAAAACCAAAGCGAGTAAGTTAAAAACAAGTAAAAATTATTTGAAAATATACAAGGGTCAAGGGTAAAACCACAAAAAACTAAAATGCGTTTTAAGGCTATTTTTAGGCGATTTAAGAGACTTTAGGTATTAAGTGGGGTTACTATATTAAAATATAAAGATAATAAAAAATCCTTATTTTATAAGGGTTGTAGAAGGGCAAAGTGTAAGTTTAACACTAACTAAAAAAAATATGATACAAGGTAAAAGAAGCAGCCCAATAGGGGGCAAAAGAGGGTGTCTATGCAAAGACGGAAAATACCGCAAAAAATGTTGTACGGGCGAACTACAAAACCAAGGAATAGGAAGCGATGTTACACCACCGAACCCCGTACCACCCCCGCCCCTTTGGTATCCGAAACCATAAAAATGCAACAAAACTTTTTAACCTTAATTATAATAATATGAAAACAATTTTAGACAAAATCAACAAGGCTTACGAACTTGAAGCCACAAAAACGGAGTTAGCTAAACACGAAGTAGAGTTAGGATTAGTTCAAGATATTTTAGTTGAATATAAAAAAGGAATTGACGTATTCCAACAAGCACGGGATTTTGAAGACAAAGTAAGAACTACTTACAAACAAAGTTTATCTTTTTTTAATAACGCAGAAGGAATTATAAATAAAATTGAAACTAATTCTAAAGAATTGGGAGTAGAAATACCAAAAGACACTTTAACATTATTTACAAAAATAAGAATGTATAAAAAAGACGCTGAAACCAAATCTAAATAAAACACAAATGAAAAATAGCACACTACTTGAAAAAATCAAAGCGTTGTTATCTAACGAAATTAAGTTAGAGCAAATGCTTATGGGCGATGGAGTTACCAAAATCGAAGCGGAAACTTTCGAAGCGGGTAAAGAAGTTTTTGTCGTAACTGAAGACGAACAAAAGATAGCCGTTCCCGTTGGTGAATACGAATTAGAAGACGGAAGAATTCTTGTTATTGTAGAAGAAGGTATTATTTCTGAAGTAAAAGAAAAAGAAGAAGAAGTAGAAGAAGAAGTTAAAGAAGAAGAAACTACCGAGGAAAAGCCCGTAGAAGAAGAAATGTCCGAAGCCGTAGCAACGCCTAAAAAAACTATCGAGTCTATTGTTAAAGAAACTTTCTTTAGCGAAATCGAAAGACTAACAAATGAAAACGAAATGTTAAAAGCTGAATTGGCGAAACTTTCTAAAGTTGACGAAGTAGCAAATGAGTCTACCGAACTTTCAGAAATTCCCGCGCCTATTTCTTTTAACCCCGAAAATGAAAGCGCAGTAACCCACGTAAAAATTGGTTCTAAAGCGCCAAAAGGAATTATTGATTCCGTATTAAACAAAATGTATAAATAATTAAAATTTAATAAAATGCCAAATCCAACAATTACTACAACGTATGCAGGTCAGTGGGCAGGGAAATATGTTTCCGCAGCTCTTTTGTCCGCACCAACTATCGAAGGCGGCGGGGTTACCGTTATGCCTAACGTAAAATTTAAAGCGGTTATCCAACGTTTGGAGACTACCGATTTCTTGAAAGATGCTACTTGCGACTTTACCCCCGTGGGTACGGTAGACCTTACCGAGCGAGTATTAGAGGTTAAAGACCTACAAGTAAATATGACTCTTTGTAAATCAGAGTTCCACAGAACTTGGCAATCAATCGAAATGGGTTACTCTTCTTTCGATACTTTGCCTAAATCTTTTGCTGATTATCTAATAGCTTACGCCGCTGAAAAAGTAGCAGCCGCTAACGAGATTTCTATTTGGCAAGGTTCTAACGCAACTTCAGGACAATTCGACGGGCTTTATTCAACTGCATTGGTTGACCCTAACTTACCACCTGCTCAATTAGTTCCTTCGGTTGCTATTACTGCCGCTAACGTTATCGGTGAAATGCAAGCCGTTTACGATGCTATCCCGTCTACTCTTTACGGAAAGCCCGACCTTAAAATCTATGTTTCTCAAAACGTTGCTAAAGCATACGTTGCCGCTCTTGGTGGTTTCGGATTACTTACGGGTTCTGAAGCTAACGCGGGTACTAACAACTTGGGAACTCAGTGGTATGCTAACGGAAGCCTTAGTTTTAACGGACTGCCTATTTTTATGGCAAACGGACTTCCTGCCGATTCAATGATGGCTACAACTGTATCTAACCTTTATTTCGGATGTTCACTTTTAAGCGACACCCAAGAAGTAAGAGTAATCGATACAAGCGCTACATTGGGAGACGATAACGTACGAATCGTTATGCGAATGGCAGCAGGTGCGCAATACGGAGTTATCGAGGACATCGTAGTTTACGGATAATCAATAACTAAAATATAACGGGGTGGTGGATAAACTGCCACCCTTTTTTTAAACTTTTTAAAACTAAAAATTATGAGCTGCGATATTAGCCACGGACGGGAAGAGCAATGTAAAGACGCGGTTGGTGGGCTTCGAAATATCTATATTTTGAACTATGGATTATACGACCCACAAACCGACATTACTTACGACCCTACACCCGCCCTTTCAGATTTAATTACGGGGATTTCTTTACCCGCCTTATCTTCTATTTACAAGTTCGAATTAAAGGGTACAAACTCTTTCGAACAAACTATCACAAGTTCACGTGAAAACGGAACTACTTTCTTTGAGCAAGTGTTGTCTATTCAGTTGAAAAAACAAGACGCAGTAACACACAAAGAAATTAAATTGTTATCTTACGGACGACCTAACATTATCGTTGAAAATAACAATAACCAATACTTTATCGCAGGTCTTGTAAGAGGTATGGACGTTACTGCGGGGACTATCTCAAATGGTACTGCGTTGGGCGATATGAACGGATACGGATTGACTTTTACGGGGCAAGAGCCCGTAATCGCTAACTTCCTTGATTGTTCAGACGAAGCGGCATTGGTTGCTTTACTTAACAACCCTACGGTAGTTAATTCATAGAACTTTTGTTCATAGCGTAAATTGGGGGTTAATAGCCCCCTTTTTTTTGCACAAAAAACACCTTTAAGAGTTATTATAATATGATAGTAGTACAACAGACTAACGTAAGCCAAACGTTCGATTTTATACCACGCTACGGAACGCCCGTAACTTTTGAATTAACGGACGAAAACACGAACGACACGGTATTGGTAGTCGGTACGTTTACGGCGGGTGATTACGTTTATTCTTTTAACGGGGTTTTACCCACAGAAGAAAACCACTTTTATTGGATGGTACTAAAAGACGGAAGCGGAAACCTTCTTTTAAAGGAACGTATCTTTTGCACGAACCAACCTATTAACACTTTCTCAGTAAATAACGGGGGCTACGTTTCTAATCAAACCATTAACGACTTTATAATGTATGAATAATATACACGTTTTAAATTTAGCAGAATACCAACAGCCAACGATTCAAGAATCGAAGCGCGATAATTGGGTAGAATTCGGCGAAGATAATAATTACTTCGGTTACTTGATAGAAAGGTACACCAAGTCGACCACGAATAGCGCCATTATAAACAACGTAGCGCGACTTATTTACGGAAAAGGTTTAAGCGCCTTGGACGCTTCAAGAAAGCCCAACGAATACGCGCAAATGATGACTTTGTTTTCTACCGATTGCGTTAGAAAAATGGTATTCGATAGGAAGTTATTTGGTCAATTTGCAATACAAGTACATTATAACGACAAGCACGATAAGATTCTAAAGGCTTATCATATACCCGTGAACCTATTACGCGCAGAAAAATGCAACGAAAAAGGAGAAATTACGGGTTATTATTACTCGGATAATTGGGAAGACACACGAAAATACGAACCTAAAAGGCTACCCGCCTTTGGATTCTCAAAGGAGAAAGTAGAAATAATGTTTGTTAAGCCTTACGGCGTAGGGATGAAATACTATGCTTATCCCGACTACCAAGGCGCGATACCTTACGCAGTTTTAGAAGAAGAAGTTTCCGACTACCTTATTAATGAAGTTCAACACGGCTTCAGCGGAACGAAAGTAATCAACTTTAACAACGGAGTCCCGAGCGAAGAACAACAAGACCTAATAGCCCAAAAGGTTATGGGTAAGTTAACGGGTTCGAAGGGAGAAAAAGTAATAGTAGCTTTTAATCAAAATTCGGAATCCAAGACGACAATAGACGACGTACCATTAAACGACGCGCCCGACCATTATACATACCTTTCAGAAGAATGTTTAAGAAAAATAATGTTAGGACACAACGTTACTTCGCCTTTGCTTTTTGGTATTGCAAGTTCTAACGGGTTTAGTTCGAATGCAGACGAATTGCAGAACTCTTTTATTCTTTTTAATAATATGGTTATTAGACCATTTCAAGAAGAAATATTAGAAGCCTTTGACCGCATTTTAGCGTATAACGGAATCAGTTTAAAACTATTCTTCAAGACGCTTAAACCTTTAGAATTTACCGACCTTGAAAACGCACAAACCGAAGAACAAGTAGCCGAAGAAACGGGAGCGGACACTACAGAACTAAAAGCCCAAAGTAATTTAGACAACGAAGTAGCTACGGCACTAATTGAACTTGGCGAAGACCCTAACCCCGAATGGTTATTAGTAGACGAATACGAATTAGATTACGACACCGACGAAGCGGAAAACGAACTATTTAAAGAGCGTAAAAAAACACTTTTCGAGAAAGCAAAAAAAATAGTTTCCACGGGCGTAGCGTTTCCTAACTCAAAGAGTAAACAAGACGATGTTATAGACGGTATTAAATTTATTACACGTTACGTTTATGCAGGAGTTACAACGGCAAAGAGTCGGGAGTTCTGTAAAAAAATGATAGCCGCAAATAAGATTTACCGAAAAGAAGACATAGAAAGAATGTCCACTCAAGTAGTTAACGAAGGTTGGGGGGCGCGAGGCGCTAACACTTATTCGATTTGGTTTTACAAAGGGGGCGGTAACTGCCACCACAGATGGAATAAACAAGTTTACGCAAGTTTTGAAGGCACGGGAATAGACGTTAATTCCCCTAACGCTAAAGTAATTGCAGGGACTAAAGCGGAAAAATTAGGTTACGTTATTAAGAACGATAAGAAAGTAGCCCAACGCCCCGTGGATATGCCGTACAACGGCTTTTTACCAACCAATAAAAGATTTAAATAATGGCTGAAGCATTATTAATTACCCGCGACGATTTAGTAAGGTTCACCGCAGTTAACGGAAATATGGACACGGACACGTTTATACAATGGATAAAGGTAGCGCAGGACATACATATACAAAATTACACGGGTACGGACTTATTAGAGAAGATTAAAACCGACATAATAAACAATACGTTAATAAACCCTTATTTAACCCTTGTCGAAACCTATTTAAAGCCTATGTTAATACATTGGGCAATGGTTGAATTTCTACCCTTCCAAGCCTATACAATAGCAAACAAGGGAATCTTTAAACATAGTTCCGAAAACGCCACTAACGTAGATAAAAACGAAGTAGACTTTTTAATAGAAAAGCAACGGCAGTTAGCAGTTTATTACACCGAAAGATTCATAGATTATATGAGTTTCAACAATGCGTTGTTTCCCGAATACACCACTAATAGTAACGGAGATGTTTACCCATCTTCAGATTCCACAACATATACGGGTTGGTTTTTATGAAAAAGATTTATACGCCTAAAAAACAAAACATTATTAAGCTAACGAAGTTATTAATTAAACTGAATAAGAAATGAACTATTGGGGACAAGGCGCAGTTAATGCCATAGGTTGGGGACAAGGTGCAAAAAATATAATAGGTTGGGGTTCTATTTGTGCCGATAGTTGGTCACCCAATACAAATTTAGTCGGGTGAAAAAATTAGACCACCTTCAAGGATTAGGACTTATATATTATATATGCGGTTACGCGGGTTTTCTGTTTGCCGTATTCGATGACATACCAATTTACCAAAAACTTTTTAGCGCTACCTTTTGCGCATACATTACATATCAATTATTAGCCCATTGGAACTACACAGATGAAAACTAAACTTTCCCTTTTCTTACTTTCGATACTATCAATATTAGCACCTATAAAACCGCTTCTTGGTATTGTAATTACGTTTACTATTTTAGATTTATTTTTTGGTATATGGAAAAGTGTAAAATTAGGAGGATGGAAAGTTTTTAGGTCATTTGAATTGACAAAAACAGTTTCTAAAACTTTGTTATATATCGGAGCGATTGTGTCTGTTTATTTTTTAGAAAAATATTTACTTGAAGATATTTTAGGACTTTTCGTAAGCGTTCACCTTGTCTTAACTAAAGCGTTTACCTTCTTTTGTACTTTTATTGAAATCAAATCTATAAACGAATCGTACGAAGACGTTACGGGTAAGAACGTTCTTAAATCATTTAAGGAGTTTTTGACACGAACCAAAAACGACCTTACGGAGTTTAAAAATTAAATATGTACACAAATATGTACACACGCGAACAAATAGAAAAAGCCGTTAAAGATAAGGGCTATAAATGGTTTGAAGATAATTCAAATAAAGGGTACGACGTTAATATAGTAGGGGTTCGTAATAACGCCCCTTCAATAGCCGATAAGGTAACTAATGTATTCGACGATTTCATAACTATTTCTTATAAAGATTCTTTAGGGAATTGGCAGTTCTTTTGTTGGAATGCCACTACCGACGCAGGTAAAAAAGGCGTTGAAAAATTCGGAAACCCAAAAGGAGTTGCGCGGTTAGTAGCGGGTCAATATCGCGGGGCTTGGGCTATTGATAAACACCGTGGAAAATACGACGCATTATGTCAAAGATTAGGTAACGTTACGGTGTGGCGCGATGCCAACCGAGACTTAAAGTTTGACGAAATCAAAACCGACACGGGAATTTTTGGAATCAATATACACAAGGCGGGTACGGATTCTACTTGGGTTGAAAATTGGTCTGAAGGTTGCCAAGTTTTTAAAAGAGTAAAGGACTTCGAAACCTTTATGTTTATTTGTAAGAAAGCCGCGAAGATACACGGCAATAAATTCTCCTACACTTTACTTGAAATATGAGACTATTTGTAATAGCGTTTTTAGTCGTTTTAACGGCGTTTTCGTGTTCAAGTGAACGCCAAGCACAATACCATTACAGAAAGGCTCTTAAACACGGGCTAAAGGTGGTTAATGACCGCGATACAATACGAATAAGTACAATAGATTCTTTCCCCATTATAATTAACGACACTATCGTATGGGAAAAGTTTATTGCGTATCGCGATACGGTAATACAATTGAAGAATGTATATATTCCTAAAACCAAATGGCAAACTAAAATCGAATACCGAGAACGAATTAAGACCTTAAAAATTAAAGGGGACACCCAAGTAAAGATAGTTAAACACGAAGCCAAAGCCAAGGTCAAAACCAAACAAGTCGTTAAATATCGTACTTCGTGGTGGGTGGTATTGATAGCTTTTGTTTTAGGCTTCTTTTTGCGGTTTATTCTTAATTCTTCGTTTTTTAATAGGATTAGTTTACTTTTACGTTATAGAAATCAGTTATAATGAAAGTAATTAAACACGGACGCAACGTCCACGAACTGCAATTAAGCGGTAAATTAGTTCACGTCGCTATGTTGTCAGATATACATTGGGACAATCCCCATTGTGACCGCGACCTACTCAAAAAGCATTTAGACTTCTGTAAAGAAAATAATATTCCCGTAATTATTAACGGCGATTTCTTTTGTTTGATGCAAGGGCGGGGCGATAATAGACGTAATAAATCGGACATACGACAAGAACATAACAACGCAAGGTATTTAGATTCGATTGTAGAAACTGCCGTAGAATGGTTCGAACCTTACGCTGATATTATCAAAGTTATCGGATACGGAAACCACGAAACGGGAATAATTAAATTTCAAGAAACAGACCTATTAAGAAGATTCGTAGACCTACTTAACTACAAGTGTCAAACCGAAATACATACGGGTGGGTACGGGGGTTGGATAATTGTTAAACAGATTTTCAATACTAACGTAATGGTTAGCACCAAAGTTAAGTACTTTCACGGAAGCGGCGGCGGTGGAATAGTAACAAAAGGAGCGTTAAACCTAACTCGTGCGCTTGAAATGTACGAAGATATGGACGTATTTTCAATGGGACATATACACGAAAATAGTGGACGAAACGACCAACGCGAAGAACTACACTTCAACGCCAAACAAGGTTACTCAGTTAAACAAAGAGCTATTCATCTTATGTTAACGGGAACTTACAAAGAAGAATACCAAGACGGCTACATAGGTTGGCACGTTGAACGAGGCGCACCCCCTAAGCCTTTAGGCGGTAGGATATTGAAAATAGAAACAAAAGAAGTTAATAACTCTTATGTAAAGAATATAGATTCTTTCAAATTTCCGTTGTAATTTAGCGCATAGCGTTTTAATTAGGGGGCAAAAGCCCCTTTTTTTATGTCTTGAAAACGCTTATAAATCAAGGGTTTAGAAAATAATTTGTTAAAAAATCAAAAAAAAATGTTAAAAAGTTTGGTGCATTGAAACTTAGTATTTATATTTGCGTATAGTTATTCACTAAACAATTAAAAAAACGCTATGAAAACTTTTAAAATTGAATTTTTAGACAAAGATGGAAATGAACTTTGGACTTCATTAACCGAGCAGGTTAATTTGGAAGACTGCCAACTTTACGCAGAACTATTATTTGCCAACTCGAATGTAAATGATTTATCTAACTATTTAATAACTGAATTATGAAAGACCCTTACGTTAACTCGATAGTTAGTTTTTTAGCCTTGGTTGCTATGTATATTTTATCTTATAACCTTTTATTCTTAATCATATGTTAATTACCTTAAATAAACAAAAAGAAACGGTTGAATTCGAATACTTCGACCGCTACGGTACTTGTGAATACCAAATTAAAGTAGATAAACACGGGGCTTACGAAATCGAATTAAGTAACATTTACTGCGAATTATGTACTGACGATTACTGCAAACCATACGAAATGAAGGAAGCCGAAATAGAAGGTCTTTACTATTGGACTTGGGAAGAATTAGCCGCTGAAGGTGTTTTTGATTGGTGGCAAGAAATAGAAGACGATTGGCATAACTACGGACTTAATAACGAAAAATACTAACGATGAAAGATAGTTTAATAGAACAGATTAAATGGTGGGTTCAAGACAAAGATTGGACACACCGAAACGGACACTTTAACTTTAACCATTATTGCAACGTAATACAAGCGAAATATGAAGAAGTATATCATAACACACTATTATCAACCGAACCCGAAAGCAAGGAAGAAACGAACGACTACGATAGTTAACGCATACGATACTAACCACGCTAAATTAGTGTTGGACATTTGGGAAAAATTAATAATAAACATTAAACAGATATGACACCAAAAGAAAAAGCAAAAGAATTATTTAAACGCTATATTGAACTTACACAAGAATGGGACGAATTAGACGGGTACATAGTAAATAAATATAACGCTAAACAATGTGCACTGATTTCAGTGGATGAGATATTATATTGGACAGATGGGCAGGATACTTTAATTTGGTTAAATGATTTTTATATAGAAGTTAAACACGAAATAGAAAAATTATGACACTTTACGAAAAAGCGAAAGACCTAATTAGCCAACTTGAACTACAAACTAAATGTCGAAAAAGACGATTCGTAAACCAACGAAGCTACCTTGTTTTTTTCCTACGAAGACACGGTGCAAGTTACCCATACATTGCAGAACTTCTTAAACAGAACCACGCTACTTGTATTCACGCTTATAATAATGCAAGGTATTGGGAAAGAAAAAACGACAAGTTCTATATGTTAGACACGGAGTTTTTACGCAACGAACTAAACAACTTTGAAATTAGCAGAAGTTTAAGCGACTTGTTTATAGATGTTTTGAACTGCGGAAGTATAAAAGAACTTGAAGCAATCCAAGAACGTATAAAAAGAAATGAATATAAAAACGAAAATAAACAAATATTAAATTAATTAGTTATATTTGCAAATGGTTCGTCTCTCACATTATAGAACCTTAAAGAAGTTACTAACCCTTGTAATGAAGTAGAAGTGAGAGCCTACGGAGTTGCGAGGGTTTTTTATTGATTAAAATTTAGGCAAATGGCTAAAGAAAAAAATGGGTTTGTATTGTATTGCGATGTAATACATACCGCCGAAAAACTAACCGATGAACAAGCGGGTAAATTGTTCAAACATATTCTAAGGTACGTTAACGACCAAAACCCCGAATGCGATTTTGTAACTGAGATAGCCTTTGAACCAATTAAGCAAACGCTTAAAAGAGATTTAGTTAAGTACGAAAACAAACGAGCGCAGAATAAAGCAAACGCAGAAAAGCGATGGAATGCGACCGCATCCGAACGTATGCCAACCGATGCGAAAGATGCCGTAAGAGATAGAGTAATAGTAAGAGATAAAGTAATAGATAATAATACTATACCTTCTTGCGAAGATTTTATAGCTTATGCAGTTAGTCAAATTTCAGATATCAATACGGAAGAAGTTAGATTGAAGTACGAAAGTTGGAAAGTTAATAATTGGTGTACGAATGTAAAGGGAAAAGAAAAACCGATTAAAAATTGGAAGTCCACTTTATTAAATACTTTACCTTACCTTGGCAGAAAAAAACCCGAAGAATTATCCGACGATATGAAGGCTTATAACTACGTTCAAAAAATGAAAAATTACATAGACACTAAAGATTACAGAAATGCTGACTAAACAAGGAGATACTATTAAATACTTATTAGACTACAAAGAAGGGAAGATTAAAGAAGGGTTGGGGATAGGTTGCGGGTTAGATGACTACCTACGATTCAAACGCAAACAACTAAATATTATTTTAGGACACGATAATGTCGGAAAAACATATTGGATTAATTGGTACTTCCTTGTATTGGCACTAAAACACGGATTAAAGTTCTGTTTATGGAGCGGTGAAAACCAAAAGGGACAAATATTAAGAGACTTAATACAAATGTATGCGGGTGAACCATTTAAAAACCTAACTGCCCAACAGATTCAAAGTTACTTGGGTTATTTAGAGCAATTTTTTTACTTCGTGGATAACTCAAAACTTTATAAGCCGTTGGAACTTTTGACCATATTTGAAAATTCGGGGTGCGACGTTGCGTTAATTGACCCTTTTACGGGGTTAGATAGGGAAATGACATACGAAGGGAACTACACTTTTATGAATAAAGCAAGGGAGTTCGTTAATAGAACGGGTATGACTATCTATATTAACACCCACCCAAACACGGAAAGTGGACGAAGTGGCAACTTATATACTGAAGGCGATTGGAAAGGACATTTAAAGCCCCCATTAAAAGACCATATCGAAGGCGGGAAGGCTTTTCTTAATAGATGCGACGATATGTTTGTAATTCACAGGTTAATTAAACACGAAGAAATGAAGTATAAAACTATGGTAGGAGTAGAAAAAGTAAAGGATATGGACACGGGCGGGAAACACACGGGGTTAAATGAGCAAGTTTTATGTAATTTTAACTACGGATTAGGCTTTGAAGTGTACGGAGTTAACCCAATAGAAGTAATAAAACACGGATTTTAAATAAATAACTATGGACGATTACACACTAATTAAAGCAAGTGTACTTTTAAATCACACTTTTACAAAGGTTCGGGTAAGTGTAGACGAAATAAAAGAAAAACACCCCCATAGAAAAGACCTTATAGATTCTATGGAGCAAAGTTTAGTAGACTTAAACGACGTTAGAAACGCTTACCACACTTTAGAAAAGGAATATAGGGCAGCTATGCAAACTTGTTTTAGGCTTGAAAGAATCAATTTAGAACTGAAGTTGGAAAACAAGGAACTAAAAACGGAAATAGAAAGCCTAACCACGGAGTTATGAGGTGTAAAAACTGCAAAGCCGTATTTACTCCCGTTCGATTTAATCAAAAATATTGTTTTGAATCCGATTGCGTTCGTGTTTGGGTAGAAACTGAAAAGGAAAAACAATGGAAGAAAAAAAAGAAGATACTAAAAGACGAACTCCAAACGCTTCCCGAACTTCTGAAATTGGCTCAAATAACCTTTAACAAGTACATACGACTACGCGATAAGGATAAACCTTGTATAAGTTGCGAAAAGCCGTTAGGCGCAAAATACGACGCAGGACACTATTTCAGTATGGGTGGACATAAGGCAGTAACTTTTGACGAAGATAACGTACACGCCCAATGCGTAACGTGTAATCAATATAAACACGGAAACTTAATTAACTACCAAATAGGAATCCAACAGAGAATAGGCGCTGAAAGATTAATAGAACTACACGCCAAAGCCCACGAAGTAAAGAAGTGGACAAAAGACGAACTTAAAGAAATCATTAAACGCTATAAAACAAGAATAAATGAGATTTGAAACGCTTAAAGACCTACAAAACGAATGCGAGGCAATAGCGATTTTTTGCGATGAATACGATTTAAGTTTCAGAAAGTTAGACGAAAACGATATAGATTTTGAGTTACTTAAAGACGAACGAATAATAGGTTACGCAGAAGTAAAAGGGAGAAACAAAACAATAGAAGAAGCCTACCCGTTACCAATAGCCGTAAGAAAGTTAGTTAAGCTAATGGACAAAAAGACGAAGCCCGTAATTATTTGGAAATGTTACGATGGAATAATTTACGGCAAACTTAAAAAACTCAAAGGAGAAATAAGGTTAGGAGGTAGAACACCCCGCGAAAATTCCTTTAATGACATTGAGTTAATGGCTTACTTTGAAAGGTCTAAAGAACTAATCGAAAAAAAAATTTGAAAAAATTTATATCGAGGTATTTTTATTTAATTTGGTTTTGTTATATTTGTATCTAATTAAAATTTATACGCTATGAAAAATTTATTTAAATCGTTGGCAGCCTTCCAACAAGAAGTTCCCGTAATTCACAAAGGTACGCAAGGCTTCGGTTATTCTTATGCTGATTTACCCGCTATTTTTGAAAAGATTAATCCGTTATTAGCTAAGCACGGATTAGGCTTTACTCAGTTGTTGCAATCAAAAGACGGATTAAGCTATTTAGTAACGCTTGTTTTTCACATTGAAAGCGGAGAAAATATAGAAAGCCAAATAATACTACCGCAAGTTACGTTAAAAGGAATGAACGATTACCAATCATTCGGTAGCGGTGTTACTTACTTTAGACGATACGCGCTTAGTTCTGCGCTCGGTTTAGTTACGGACAAAGATACGGACGCAAGCGGTGAACAAGTAAAAGACGAACCAAAGAAACCTAGTATTGACGATAAACGATTAGGAAAGGCTTTAGAAGCTATTGCTCAGGGCAAGTACACTAAGGAAGATTTATACGCTCAATTTTCATTAACAACGGCTCAGGCTAAATTACTTGAAAACGTATGAAAGTCAGGGCTTCTCAAATTGGTAAAATAATGGCAACCCCGCGTAAAGCGGGGGAGGTGCTATCGGAAACGGCTAAAACCTACGTTCACGATTTAGTATTGGAAGAAAAATACGGCATTAAAAAAGAATTTAGTTCACGTTACACGGATAAGGGAAACGAAGTAGAAGACCTTTCGATATGGTTGGTTAACGAGGTTCTCAATTATAACTTTATTTACAAGAACGACGAATTTTTTGAAAACGAATGGATTAAAGGAACGCCCGACGTAAACACGGACGAAGTATTAATAGACGTTAAGAGTTCTTGGGATGCTTCAACGTTCCCGTGGTTCGAAACCGAATTACCTAATAAAGATTATTATTATCAGTTACAAGGTTATATGTGGTTAACGGGTAAAAACGAATCAATTTTAGCTTATTGTCTTATAGACACTCCAAGCGAAATGGTAGAAGACGAAATACGTCGTGCGCATTGGAAGTTTCATTTAATAGATGAATCGCAGGAACTACGCGAAGAAATAGAAGCAAAGCACAAGTTTAGCCACATTCCGAAAAACCGCAGGGTAAAGTATTGGTTTGTGCAAAAAGACGAATCCGTAATAGAGCAAATTAAAGAAAAGGTCGAATTATGTCGGGAATACTATAATCAGTTAATAAAAGTAATATAATGTTATCGCATATCGTAATACGCAATACTATGAAACAAACAGCAGTAGAATGGTTGGAAAGTAGAATTACTGTTCTAATACCTGATGATATTGGAAGTCAACTAATGTATAAAAATAGCATTAAACAAGCCAAAGAAATGGAGAAGGAGCAGATAATTGATGCTTATTTAAAAGACATAGGAAAAGTAACTATTGATAAAGCATTAGTACATTGGGATAAAGCAGAAGAATACTACAACGAAACCTATGAAAGCAAAACTAACATTTGACTTACCCGACGAGCAACACGAATTTTATTGCGCTACTAAAGGTCAAGATATGATTAGTGTACTTTGGGAAGTACAAAAAGAACTTAGAACGCTATGGAAATACGAAGAACTAAACGCAGATGAACAATTAATAGTTGAGCGAATACGGGAAAAGTTTTACAGCATTTTAGAAGAACACGAAATAAACTTAAATAAATAACAAATGGAAACAAAAAAAAACACGGGAGCGATTTTTAAGAACGACAAAAAGCAAGGTAACCAACCCGACTACCGAGGTAAAGTAAACGTAAACGGTAAAGAAATGGAAATAGCTTTATGGCTTAAAGAATTAAGTAAGGGTACAAAGTACT